CACCTTGATCAGTTTTCCATTTCCCTGCTGCCTGACTATCTTCTTGAAGTCTAGTTGTAAAAAGTTCTTTGTACTTTTCTTCATCAACTAAGTTTTTAGTCTTACGACCAAAGTCAATAGCAAGGTCTGCTGTGTGTGTTGCTTGAATAATTTTTAATTTTGGATTTTTACCAATCATCCATGCCGGGAGTAAGTATGAGGCAAACTCCGACTTTGTGTGTCTTGGCGGCATGTTTATGATTAGTCTTTTAATTTTCCCGTTAGCGAGATCATTAAATTTTTTATTAATAATTTTATGATGGGACCCCTCTATAAACTCAGGCCACACATACTTAACAAAACTTAAAAAATTTTTTGTAATATTTGGACGAGCTTCATCTAATGCTACACTACGTTCAAGTTCGATTAGATTATCGATTTCTTCTGGGGTCAAACCCTGATATTTTTTTTCTAAAATTTTTTCGTTTGGCATATCTACAATATGTTTTCAAAACTTATACCATAATCGTCTAAATCTTCAACTTTAGTCATGACTTAGGATCCCTTTTGTATTTAAGGGGGGTTGCCTTTTTGTTTTGCGATCTGGAATGTCTGCTGGTCTGGTACCTCTATTAGGAGGGGGGGACGTCGTGGGTGGGCCCACCCAGTATTTTCAAGCAAAATTTTTCTTGACACACTATATGTAGTGTATGCAGAAATGACATATGTCGTTCTTGCATACCCCTATGGGATATTATGGGTTATGGGATTAGCCTCACCCCATAACCCAAGTAGGTCAGATCAGAAAGGTAATTCCTCTTGATCTGAATTCTTCACTTCATCTTTAAGGATCAATGGCTCTTGAACCTCGCTGAATGAAACCTCTTGCAAGTGATAAGAATTATTTGCTCTATCTTCTTCCAATGTATCTAATGCAAGTATCTTTCTAACTGCATTTGTTAGATCATATTGTTGAGAAGAATGAATTGAATAGTTTATACTACCAAGAAACTTATGCTTCTTAATAATAAAAAACTTTTTATTTTTTGTCTCATTGTCCATGTTATATTACTCCTAGTATTGTTAAAATTACATAGCCATAAAGCATTACTGCTATGTTAAAGATTGCTAACTTAATTGACATTACAATCTCACTTTCCAACTATCTGATGCAGTTCTATAACCTTGTTGATCTACATCAAAATAAGTCATTAACATTCTGCCATTTTTACTAATCCAATATTTACATTGGTCTGTCCATAAAGCATTTCTTGTAATATGCTTTTTATCACTCGCAGAATAATAAGTGATTTGGAATGGTTTATTGTTTATCATTTGTCCTACTTTCTATAACTTTTTGTTATGGGATTAATATATATTAATCCCATAGTTAATCAACAAATTAATTCAAGTTATCAGAATTAGTTTGTTGTTGTTGCATATATGCAACACGATCTGCAATCTTTTGTTCTCTAGTTTTTTCAGTATTTTTCATACCCTTTATTCTTTCTGCTAGATTTTTCGGATTATAGATTATTAAGCCACCAGAATTTGCTCTGATTATTTCTGCGTCATCTATTGAAAGACCAAGTTCGGTTGCTAGTTCAATGGCCTCATCTAGCCATTTATAACCTTTTAATCCTAGCTTGATTTCTTTCATTTGTTTTAAGATACTTTCAATCCATTTAGTATGAGCCATTACAAAAGCAGATTTTTTTCTTTTCCATTCTTGTAATAATTTAAACTCTAACTCAGTACAAGCAATAGAACGATCACGACAATAATCACGACCAATTAAATCAAGTTGATATTTGTCATTCCACTCTTTACCATATTTGGTTTCGTTGTTTCTTCCACCACTTAATCCCAAATATCTTTCGTTGTTCTCAACAAACTTTCTTTTGTGTGGGTTGTCGTCTTTGTCTGCTTGTTCAATTAAGATATCTGCGTTGCAATCTTCTTGTGCATTGATCTCATCTCTAAACAAAGCAAAGCCATATTCTTGATCTCTATTAGAAGAATAATTGTTATCAGTATCAATAGAACCATTTAATCTAAAATCAAAATGTTTTTCTATTGGTACATTTTCTTCTATTTCAGTTTCGCCATTGTAGTTTGTTTTTTCTTTTGTTCCAAGATAATGAAAATGGAAACAACTATCTTTTGCAATCGTTGAGACATTTTCAAACTTGTTTTGTAAGTAGTAAGCTTTTTCAACATCTTCTTCTGTGTAGTGTCGTCTTACTATTTTTTCTGCTATTTCCCACGCAGTATCATTTATGTCAATTTGTTCTGCTTTTAAATCGTCATACTTTCTTTTTTCTTGCGTGTCCTCTTGTTGCAAATGTACTTTAATACGATTTGCGATCTTGTTTCGGTATTCTTGGTTTAGTCTTATTCTAGCCATGTGTCCTCTTTCTTTGTTAATTGTTAAAAATTTAATTTACACTATTGACTTTAATAGTCAAGGGATTATATAAGATATTATATTATTTATAAAAACTTAATATAACATTAAAGCTTACTTGCAGTTGGCAGTATAAAAACGCAACTGCAAGTTGCATAACGAGAAAGGACAGAAATGACATTAAAATATTGTCAAAGTCATAAATGCCATACTTATGACACAAAGGACAG